GCTTTTTTTGACAGTTCTTTCCCCCGCATCAAGGACTTTATATGTCGTTCCTCTGTCTATAAGAAATTCAAATTCCGCAGGGTTGTCTGCCATTTTGTAAATATAAGCGCCGCGTGTTGATTTTGGCACGATAATATCAAGAACCGTCTGCGTATCTTTGTGTCCTCCAAACGGGAGTTGCGCGTCTTGCGCTATTGTCGTGCTTGTAAATCCTTTTTCTGTATATAGCTTCCCGATACTCGCAACCATATCATCAACAGATGAACCGCCTCCCGTAATATACCCAACATCACCGACAACGCGCTTCACGTTTAAGTCCGTTAAAAGCTTGAACTTTGATATTTCAGCAGAAACGCCGTCGCTTATCTCCTTGTACCCGTCGAGGTTCCCATAGCAACGCAGCGCCTTTTCATACGCCGCTCCGCCGCGCTCTACGGCGTTAATTGCGCTATACGCACCGCCGGAATACTTGGATATATTCGGATTTGCTTTTTTAGTAAACTCGACGCTCGAGTTTGTCGCATAATATTCGTTTTGCCACTTCTCTAATTCCTCTAAGTTGGAAAGGCTTAAAGTTACTGGCTTTATTTCGGGCTTTGCTTTAATTATATCAGATTTTGCCGCACTTGCAACTTGCTTTGTATCCTTTTTCCATCCAGCCCATTCCGCATAGGACATATCCAAGATAACCTCTGTTTGCCCCGTATCGGCGTTTCTGGCGCGTCTCTGCGCAGTAGAGGTATCTACACCCTCCACGGCGGCAATCAGCGTACAGCGGCAGTTATATATTTCCCACGGCGGGCCTTGCGGGTCGCCGGGAAAACGACACCCGTTAGAAAACTTCTTGTCCTGCGCTACTTGTTCGCCGTCCAACATGGCGTGAGAGTGGCGTGTACGCGCGTCCAGCGTGGCCAACCATTCTTTCTTGAGCTTTATCCCCATCTTCTCCGCCGCCGCATAGCTATCCATGCGACCAGCGTTCTGCGCGCCTGTCACGGCGGTTCTGGCCGTGCGGATAGCGCTGTCTCGGCTCATGGTGGTGATCCGCTTTTGCAGGTCGTCCGCCATGTGCTTAATGCTCTTCCCCTGCAAGATAGAACTTGTGACGCTGGCCGTGATCTGCTTCTTGCCATACGCAAGGTCGATGCCGCGCTTTAAGGCGCGTTTCGGCGGGTAGTATGGCATTAAGTCCGGCTGCTCTACCATAAGCCGCTTGACCGTCTGCTCGTCCCACAGATCAAAGCCGACGTTGCCCGCGACCTGCTCGATGGTATACGCCGAATAGTTGCGGTTAAGGGAGTAAATGCCCGGCGTTGCATCGTTGGTGTAGGACACCGCCACGGCATTTGCATCGGTCACGCGGTGCGCCACCTTGTCACGCATGGCCTGATAGCGTTCCCCACGCCCGATCTGGTTCAGCCGCCATTGCTTATAGTCGGCCTCCGTCCATTCCTTACCGTTCTGCACGGTGCCGATCAGCGCCTTCATTTCCTCGTCGCACTTTTTGAACTGCTCGAAGTAGTCGTCAATGGTCGCCTGCAGCTCTTTCCCTGCTTCGCGGTATAGCTTTGCAATACGCCGTTCCAGCTTTGCAAGTTCCTCGTCGGTCAGATTGTGGCCTTCGTCCGTTTTCGCCATATCTCTCCACCCTATGCGCCATTGATAAATCCGCAACGCAAGCCATCATACAAGTGCTTATATAGTGTTTTTTCAATCTCGTCCTTGTAAACCTTCACAACCCGCCCATCGACAATCGTATTGACCGTTTCGCGGAGAACGGGGGCTGCCATATCTGATTTTGATGGCATCGCTACTGATTCGGCCATATTCCTATGCTCGTAATAGGCGCATGCCTCCATCCGCTTGTAAGAGCATTTATCAACGTTGGGGCACGCCATGCACTTTTCGGAAATCTTAGATATTGCTCCCATCATTCCAACTCCATTTGGCTTCGGCCAATCTCTTCTGCCGCCTTCCGCTTTGCCATGTCCTCGTACTGGTCAATGTCGCCGTTGATGGTCAGCAGCTTCTTCGTGATGTATTCGTCATCGTAATACGCCGCGCCCAGCAGAATATTCTGCGTTTCCTCGCTCTTGTTGATGATCTGATTGCGCGTGTAGCTCGGCTGATCCTCAATGCCTGCCAAACGCAGAATTTCCACGATAAAACGCGTGACCTCGAACTCAAACTTGTCCGTTTTCAAATCAAGAGGCACATAGCTGGCCTTGATCGCGGTCGCCGTCTGGTTGCCTGCGAATACCGCCGCAGCGTCAAAGCACTGGAAATCTTCATAGAGCTTCTTTTTCAGCATATCAATTGTGCTGCTTGTGCCCTCGTACGGGGCCTCGATGGTCTTGCTCTCCACCTTCGCACCGTCGTCGCCGTTAGCGTGGGCAACATGGGTAGTTTTCAAACGCTCCACAAATTTTGCATCGTCAAGATCGTCCATGCCGTTGCAGTTGGACAGCACCCAATAGATCAGATTCCCCTCGTCCACATTGTTGACCATGTTGGAGGATGCAAGATCGAGCGCGTCGATGGTGTTGCGCTTGCCGACAATTTCGGACAGACACCGCTTGCTGTTTTTCAGCGGCACGATGGGGAAACTCGGATAGTTCCCGCCGTCGTAAATCTCTGTTTCGCCGACCTCGGCCTTGCGCTCGATCAGCTTATAGCTGCGCTTCGGCTGCATGACGTCCATATTCTTGTTTTTTAGCTGGAAATACTCGGTAAAGCCGTCGATTTCGTACAGCGTCGCTCTCAGGGGCTTATCCTGTGCCACCTGCCAGAACCGGATACCGGCCTTCATCGCGCCGTCTTCCTCATCGTAGAGGGGCACAAACTCAAGCAGAGAGAACACCCGCAAATGTGTCAAATCCCAGAAACCGAAGGATACGCCTGCGATTTTCGCCTCACGCGCCGCGTCCATGACCTCCTGATCGAAGTCCGGGCATAGCTTGTTCGGCGTTTCCTTCTCCGCAAAGGTCACGCCGTTTCCCAGCAGATACGAAACCTCCTGATCCACCGCCAGACCGAAGAACCGGCTGGCCAGTTTGTGATTGGCCGTCCACATATCCGTGTGGGAACGCCCCTGCATATCATAGATGATCTTCTCATAGCGGTTAATGGTCGGGTTTAGACCGTTATAGTATTCCTCCGCATCCACCGCCGTTTTATACGCCGCGCTCTCGCGGTGCTCATTGATTGCACTGCGGATAAACTCAATGCGCGCCTGCTCGTTGTCGCCGACCGCTACAAGGTCGTTGTATGTTTTGATAGCCGCTCACCGTCCTATCTGTTCCAAAGTGGTGTATACTCACGCCGATACGCCTTGTTCTTCAGGACCGTATAAGCAAAATACCGCGTTTCATCCATTGCATGGTCATTTTCTTTGATCGGCCTGTCATCAGCGGATTTTTCGTCCCACCGATATAGTCCAAACTCGCGAATGCAGTCTTTGCAATCTCGGTGTATCTTGATTACGCCGTCCTGCAAAAACCGCGCCGTAGTCATAATACCGTTTGTCACATCGTTGTTGGCCTTTCGCACCATATAACCGCGCCGCCGCAAGACCTCGATAAACGAGGCGGCAGACGGGTCGACGATGATGCTTTTGACGTCCGCCTCGCCGATGAGCTTTTTAATTTCGTCGGCGTATTCCTCGTCCGTCTTGTTCTTCTGGTTCTCGCGCCCGGAATAGTAATACTCGCGGATGCGCGTGGCCGTCTTGCCATCCCAGCGCCACAGCCCTGCGGAAAATGGGTTAAGCGTGCCGTAGTCGCAGGAAACATAGTATTCGCCCTTTCCCGGTAGCTCGTCCACAATGCAGCGCTCGCCAAACATGGGATAGATCAGCCCCTCGGCCACTACCCACAAGCCGCGAATGTATCGGTCGTAGAACACGCCGGAAAACATTGCTTGATAGCGTTCCAGCGTTTTCTGAGACAAGCCGGGGTTATCCGTCATTTCAAAATGCAGATACAGCGCGTTCCGCTCTTTGTTCCTCTGTATCCACTCTGTATAAAACCAGTGCTGTGGACTTCCCGGGTTGCAGGAAAACCACAGCTTTGCCCCGTCTACCGAGCAACGCGCAAGTGCCTGTTCCACGAACGAACGCGGCATCAATACTACTTCGTCCAGCAACACCCCTGCCAGCGTGCGGCCTTGGATCAGCGTATAGCTTGCCTCGTCCTTGCCGCCGAACACTTCAAAATAATTCGTCACGGCTCCGCGCCGCACTTCCATGACCTTGTCGCCGCGCCGCCAACGAATGATATAGCGCTCTTTCGCAAGGCTCATCGCCGTAAACGGCACGATAATGTTCTTTGTGCAACTGTCCACCGTGCGGCCACACACGCCAAAACGCTGACCGCTGAAATTCTCCATCGCCCAGCGGACGAACGCCCACATCATGATGGAGGTTTTGCCGGAACGCACAGCGCCGTCACAGATCAGCGCGTCATACTTGGAATAGGGGAAAGCGAGGATTTTTGCTTGCTTTGGGCTAATCATGTGGCATAAATACAACTACCATAGACGGAAATGGAGCAGAATTTTTACTTCCGCCGAATTTTAATCGTCCTCTAATAAACCGAATTTCCACATTGTTTCTTTTGTATATGTAATCGTGGAACCATTTTGTATCTGTTCTGGCAGGAAGTAGCATTACGACGGTAGACCCGCTAACGGATGCAAATAACGCTCTCCTCACCCATTGCCCGATGCCACGCCCATATGGAGGATTGCACCACACGGTTCCCTTCCACGGATATTCCAGTCCGTCCTGTTCCTTCGTATAGAAGTTGTCGCATTTTGCATTTTCTGGAGTTGCACACACATCAAGTGTAAATTGAAATTCATTATTCAGTTTATCAAACAAATCTTGTGGCGTTTCCCATAAGTCTGTTTTACTAGAAAACATTAATTCTGTATTCATGTGTCACTCTCAAGCTCCTTTGCCATTTCCTTTAGGCTCTTACTAAGCGCGTCTTCCCTTACCGTGTCGGCAGGACTGCCGCCGATCATCGCCCACTTGTCGATCAGCGTCCCCATCGCCGTGGTGATCTGGCTGAGATTTGCCGCCGCCAGCTTTTCGGGGTCATTGAGCATTTCAAGCCCCTTACCGATGAACGAACACACAAGGTCTTTGTGGTCGTTCATGTACTCCATCACATCGGCGGTGTTCTCTTCCTTTTTTTGCTCGCACTTTTCCACAATGTCGGCATTCGCCCTCACAAGGTTCTTAACCGTCGTTGCGGACACGCCGTTGATTTTCGCTGTGGCGCAATAGTTGTTCGTCTGCACATAGTCCGCCAGTATTTTCTTTTTCTGCCGGTCTGTCAGACGCGCAGCCATTGTCACCACTCCCGTTTTATCATTTCATCCTCGAACCACCATCTATACCCTCACCCTATTCCCCCATCTTTTTGACACCATCTATATATTGTTTTTGAATCAATCTTATTTTCTCGCATAGCAGACTTTACCCGCCCAGAGGGGCTACAACGCTGTCTCTTCCAGCCGTCGTTGCTGTGCTTAATATTTCATGGATACAGGATATTTCCCAGAGTTTTGCGATTCCAGCGCAGAAAGTCTATTGTCGATGTCAACAAAAGCGTTGTTCAGGCGCATGTTGACATCGTTGAACCGAGTAGCAATATAGTCCTCTCGCTCTTTCTCGTGGTTGCGCCGCCCCATCTCCATGTACACATCTTCCTTGGCCTGCTTGATGGCCTCGTTGAACTTCTTTTTGCTGATAAACATCTTTCGTTCTCCTTTTCCGTTTTTGGCCGTCTTCCCGCTTAGATTGTCACATCACCGATTGCTGCTTTACAGGTGCAGCACCATTACGCTGAGGCGTTTCCCTTCCGTGGTGCCGCAATGCGGTAGCATACATCTGGTACGGCATTGCAGTCCTGCCCTGCTTTAGCGCTTCGGGGAAAGTCCCCGTCACTCGCTGTGGTCTCCCCTTACGGGGCACCTATGCCGTGTATGTGCAGTTCCCGCTTAGATTGTCACACGCTCATGCCCGCTTGAGGCCCCGCAAGCATTTAAAGCGCTTTCATCAGTCACGGCAAGGGGGACGCATCCCCACGCGCAGTTTTCAGCAGGCATTGTCATTCTCTGTGAGGCGTTCTGCGTACTCTCACATCATCCGGGAGCGACCCGGCCTCTGGCACGGACAGTTGGGAATCGAACCCACCACACACGGTTTTGGAGACCGCGTCGCCACCTTGGTACATTTGCCCGTATATGTCTCCCCTGGGCCACATCGTTGAGAGGTGCGGGGAGTCCTGTCATTTTTGCCCTCAACCGCCCGCCCCGAAGGGCGGGCTATCAAGGGAGGAGGAAACAGATGAAAAAGCAGAGGCGTGAAGAGCCTCGCCCCATCACGCCTCTATTTTTGCATATCTTTTTCTTATTTTTCCCCTTAAAAGGGGAATTTTCAAAATTTTTTTAGATAATCGTCCACGGTCATCGGATTATCCGTCCTTCCGAGCAGATAATCGACCGACACCCCGAACTTGTCGGCAATGCTTTCCAATGCGTCCGTTGTGGGCGTAGCCTCCCCCGCCTCGTACCGCCTCACCGCGTCACGGTGCAGACCGCACAATTCAGAGAGAACATATTGCTTTATTCTCTTTCTCTCCCGTAAGCGCTTCAAACGCTCGGGAAACGCGTTCACACCAGCACCTCCTCCGGTCGGAAACTTTCTTTGATCTCCTTACCGTCTACCATAATCGCCACGGTCACATAGCGCCGCTGCGGATGGATGTACGTCACCACGCCGGCGCGGATCGGGTACAGCTTTTCGCCGCGCGCCTTGCCCGGAAATTCCTCCGTCACCGTCATAAACTGCGCTCGCACCTTGTCGCCTACTTTCATTCCGCACCTCCGAACGCTTCCTCAAAGGTCAGGCCGCTCTCTCTGAGGATGCCTTTGATCACGTCAATGGTGTGTTGATTGTTGCCAGACAGCCACCACCAGATGTTGCTTTTGGAAATACCTACCGCATCGGCAAGCTGGCGGCGCGTGTACTGCCGCTCGCAGAAAACCTTTTTCAGCGCCGGATAGACGCAATAGGGAAATTCGATCATTTTCTCCCCACCCTCCGTTTGTATCGGTCTTTTGACCTCTGAATGTAATTGATCATCGTGCTTTCTTCGGCTATGCTGGCCGTTTCGTTGTTTTTTGCCTCTTTCTTTTCTTGCAGCCACGCAGCGTATCGTTCACAGGTCGAATGACAGCCGACGTGCCGCTCCTGACAGTTAAAGCAGCTCATTTCATCCCACCTCGTACTGCGGACAGGCCGTGACAATGTAGCTTGTTTCGTAATGCCTGCGAGCGCCGCCGCAAGAATTCATCAAAACCTTTGTTCTGATCGCGCGCCAACCTTCCACTGGCCGCCACTTCAACTTCCGCGTTTCCTTGTCGCATTCCGACCAAGGGCATTTCCCGCAGGCGTTCTTACAGGTCCAGCAGAGTGTTTCGCTTTGATTTGCCATTTACACTTCCTCCACCCAAATGCCGAATCGCTCCAGCATCAGTTTTTTCTTGATGATATAGTCCTTTGTCTTAAAGCCCTTTGCGTCCTCTACAATCGTTTTCCCGTCGCGGGTATACACGAAGTCGGCTATGTATGTAACTGCCCTCACAACGGCTCCCGTTGGCGTTCTCTGCGCCCCCACGAGCTTGTACGTCTGCTGTAGCTTCAAATCGTGTATTTCCCCCGCTTTCAGCAACAGTTGCAGCTCATCATAGCGGTCTGCCTCGTGCTTGCTGTCAAACGTGATGCCATGCCGCACGGTTTTGCAGTTGTGGTACTTGCCCGTTTTTTGAGCAAGTACCTTTTCAACCACCTGTTTTTGTGCCGCAGGCCCAAGACGTGCAAGGTCAGATGCCGTCAGGCTCATTTCCCCCTCCCGTCCGATACAAGAACCACGCGCACCTTGCCGAACTGCTCAAGTGCCATTGCCACGGCCTCCTTGGTCGCCAGCTTGTCGCCGTGGTCTTCGATGTCGATGATGATGCGGATCATATGCCGGACTCCTTTTTAAGCCTTGCCTCCATGAGCGCCTCACGGGGGTCTAAAATTTCAAGCAATCTTATCCACATCAGCTTTCACCATCCTTACGCTCGCCGTAGCTGCAAAAAGCATCGTTTGGCATAGGATAATTGAAAATATTGCATCCACCAATTTCGCCGATCCAAGAGTTCACGTGCTTATAGATACGATGCTTGCAGTCCTCACATCGCGTAACGACCACAGCATCCACGGTTGGGGCGTATCGGATTTCTTCTTTTGCCAAAATATCTTCATCGGAAATTCCAAACTGGTCTTCCAATAATTCAGCGTCAATCAGCCGCATCGCTGTCACCTCCGTCCATCTTCGCGCCGCAGTTGGGGCAGTAATCCGACAACAATTCAAACCCATTTACAAGCACTTGCGCCGCATCGTGGCAAACAGAGCACTCGTGCCTGTCTGGTGAGGGAACAAAGTTTCCTGCTTCTTCCCACGAAATCCACCGCCCATGCACCACGGGCGCAACGTCGGCGGCGGGGATTTCCGAGAAAATGTCCACAAGGTCTGCCATTGGTACTTTAAAGATTCCCGCGACTTTTTCTGCCGCTTCTACGGCACGAATGTATTCAGCCATTGTCAGCCCTCCTGTTCCATGCTTCGACCACCATTTCTACGGCGTTGCTTTCGTACTCCATGTTGTCCGTCAGAATCCTTGTACCTGCATAGCATTTAGAGCAAATTACTCTTACGCCGTTACCTACAAATAGCCGCGCTTTACCTCCGCAAAACGGGCACGGTTTCAGTTCAGTCATCTTTCATCGCCTCCACATAGCACCAGCTCTGGGGCGGGCGCTTAATGTCACCGCCCCATTTTTTGCAGTCTGTGCATTCCCGTGCGATTCTTTCCATGCAGAATACACATGGGTCAGTTGCACGCTGGAACTCGCTTAGTTCCCGCGGCTGGTCATAGATCAGCAGGTCGGAGATGTGCCAGCCGTAGCCGGTTTTCCCGTTGCCGATGTAGTCAGCAAGCTCCTCGTATGTAAGACAAGATCGCTCCATGTGCTCGAAAAGCCAGTTCTGAATGCTGCCATTGTCGAAAACATTGATGGGAAATATCTGGTCACAGGTAAACTCTCCAATGACCTTGCCGCCGCCGTAAAACTGTGGCCTTGGATAGTCCGTCGCAATGAAGTCCTCGTGCGGATATTTTGGCAGCGTGCAGTAGATATAGCACTTAAACGGCGTGTTCATCTTCGGGCGTGTCTTGCGCACCTCAATTGTCTTTTCGCCGTTGGCAATCTTTTCGCACCACTTCGGGCGGATACTCAGCATAACAGCCTTACTCATCCTTCATCGCCTCCAATGCCGCTTCCGCCTCCTCGTGGGTGAGGAATACGGTCTTGCCGAATCCGTTTAGCGCTACGCCATACTCCCGCCCTCTGGCGCCTATTGGTTCAAGGCCAATAAAGCCGATTTTATTGCCCATACCAATCTGCTTGACCTCGCACTCGCTTATATGCTTATCCGTGTCCAACAAGGCGAACACCCGCTGGCCCACCTTGCACGGCAGCACCACCACGCGCCCATCCTTGTCGGCCTCGGCCAGCTCGCGCAGGCGGGCAACACCCTCCCTCTCCGCATCACGCATTACGATGTACCGTCCTTCCGCGTCTGCTCGCGCAAATTCAGCACAGCGTTCCGGCGTCAGCCCCGTGTCCTCGTATTGCATGAGCCTGCCACGCAGTTCTGCGTATGACCATGCTGCGGTATAAAGCAGGGCAAGCAAGCCTGTCGGCTCATCAGGACCGTCCAACAAAAGCTCACCCATCGCATAGTCTACGCCATCATCATCCATTGGGAAGTCCAAGTCCGGCAGCAAAATCTTTGCGGCTTTGCGGATAAAATCGTAGAGCCGGATGTCCGGGTAATCCGTGCCATCGCCTCCGCCACGCACCCACGTCTCAAAGTCTTTTATGTAAAACAAATTCAGGGCGGCATCATGGTTGTTGTCTGGGTAATTAGTTGTTAGTCTTTTCATTTACCTTTCCTCCTCCGGCCCTTCGGGCAGCGGCATCCAGTGAGTGACAGAGGATTGTGTGAGATACCATCCTTCCAACACCCAGCCGTCAGCGCCAAGATATCGCCCGACATCAACGATGTTCCCGTGTGGATGCGGAACAAAAATAAGCACCTTTTGCACGGGATCTTCCGGCAGGCGCTCCGTCACCGGGATCCACCGTGTCCGCTCCTGCGCCACGGCGATCTCCTCGGCGTAGCGCGCGCAGCGGTCGGTCAGCTTTTCGATCAGATCGGCGGCTGCGTCCAGCAGCTCCCGCTTGCTGCGGCTCTCTGTTACGCGCAGGGCGGACACAATCTCTTTTTCTGTCATTTTCATTTCCTCCTCAGAAATTCTTTCATTTCAGCCGGTAGTTTTTGGACCCGGTAATATTCAGCACGCAGCCTTTCGACCGCTCCGCAATGCGCGAGCCTATCGCCTCGTCCCAATCCAGCACACGCGAGATCGTCCACTCGGAGCTGATGATTGTCAAAAGGCTTGGCTTGATATACCGCGCATTGAGCAGATCAAACGCAATGTTTCGGTCGGCCTCCGTCGCCGTGCCCTTGAGAAAATCGTCAATGTACAGAACCTTGACGCTTTTCAGCGGGTCGATAGCATCTTGATATGCCTCAGCATCGTTGACCTTTGCTTTGATGGCCGGAATATCCGCCCGCCATTGCACATAGCGTACCGGTAATCCGGCATCCATAAGCTTCCCGCACATCGCCGTGCAAAGATGCGTTTTCCCGCTTCCGGGGCTTCCTCCGGCGTAAAACCATCTTCCGCGCCAATCGGCAAGATAGCGTTCCGCTGCCTCTTTGGCCTGCTTCTGCCACGGCTCAGTCGCGCAGTAGTTCTCCATCGTGCATCTCTGCAAAAGCTCTTTAAGCCCGCTTCTTTCGATGCGTTGCAGATTCCTTTTGCGGATGGAGCATTCGCACTCCCGGTACTCCGCGTTTCCGTCTGCCGACCTCCGCACGGTGTATCCAACGCCGCCGCAGAGCGGACACTCGTTAGAGATTGACGGCTCCGGGGACGTTCCATTTTTTCGTATCTCTTCCAGTATCGTGACAATGTCCATTCATCGCGCCCCCTTTCTTCTCCAGCTCGCGCTTTTCCCATAGCTGGAATTTCTGCTGCCAGTTGTAGACCGGCTTTCCCTCGGTATCCCTCCAACCGGCGACGGAGTAAAACTCGTAGAACGGCTTGGGGTCAATCAGCCCTCCGCGCAGCTTGGCATATTCGGCAACCTCGCCAAACGTGGGAGCCTTTCGTGAGAGAGATATAGAGAGAGAACTATCGTTCTCTTTCTCTCCCTCTTTCTCCCCCTCTTTCTCCTTGCCGGTTTGTTCCGATTTGTTTCCACTTTGTTCTTTTTTTGTTTTCGTTTTATTCTGTCGATTCGCTGCTTTGTTTCGACCACTGTCCAACGTTGGACGAATCAAAGTGAAAACAGCGCATGGAACTCCAGAAAGACATGGCTCGCTTTCATCAAGCGCATAATCGCAGATTGCCAGCACAACGGCCTTGAAATCTTTTGCGCTGAGCGCTCGCAGCGCGTCCCTGTAACTTCGGTAAAAAGTGAATTGATTACGCTCCATCGCTTTACTCCTTCGGCTTTGCCAGCAGGGAAACCGTCGCACCGTATCGCGTCATGACTTCTGCGATATCAGTCGCGTCACTCTCGGACACTTCTTGCAAGACAATAATCGCCCTTTCGCGCGGCGAATCGATATGCACCTCGTATCTCATGCCGCACCTCCATCAAAACGGAAGCTCCCCGTCGTCCTCGACCTCGCTAAACTCGCCCGGGCTGCTTGATGCGGGACTGTATGCGGCGGGCCCCTCCTGCGGCTTGCTGTCGGCAAAGTACACGCTATTGGCGATGATCTCGACCGAGCGGCGCTTATTGCCGTCCTTGTCGGTCCAGTCTCGCGCCTGCAAGCGACCGTCTACCACTACCTTGCGCCCCTTGGCGCAGTATTGCGCGGCAAACTCCGCCGTGCGCTCCCACGCGACCACATCAAACCAGTCCGTTCCGGTATCCTTACCGTCGCGGTCGACGGCAATGGGAAAGCTGGTGACCGCCTTGCCGCTCTGCGTGCGGCGCAGCTCAAGGTCCTTTCCAATGCGTCCCATGACGCTGATCCTGTTCAAGCTCATTTCAATTCCTCCCTATTTTTCCTGTAAATCATGTTCTCCCGTGTCCAGCCGGGATATTTCGCTTTGAGGTAGCCGACGATGCAGGCGTATAACGCCGTCCTCTGCGGCCCCTCGTCAAAGGCTCGGTGGCAGGAGGGGCAGAGCGTCACGATGTTCTGCTCGATGCCTCTGCCGCCCTGTGAGCGCCGTATAACGTGGGCCACCGGCTCCCCGTTGTTCCGCCCGCATAGAATGCAGCGCCCGCCGTCGCGTTCGTATACGATCTCCTTGACGCTTTTTGGGATGGACGTGGCCTTTGTCTGCTTATGCATTCTTCGCGCCGCCCCATTCCCGTTCGAGCTGATTGTCCAGCAGGCGTAATTGCAGTTTCATAGAGTTCACGGCTTCCTGCGCGGATTTATAAAAGACCTCGGCACAGTCCCGCTCAAATCGAAGCCCTGCGATCTCGGCGCTGCCGCGGCAGACATCGGAGATAATCGTGACCGGCGTTCCTCTGTCGCGCTCGGCGAGGTATTTCTTGGCAAGCGCAACGCGGTAATCGCGCTCGGTCTCGGCGTATTTCATGCCACGCTTTTTGCATTCCGAAACCGCGACATCGAGCAAGCGGCTGCGGTCCTTGATCTCGTTCACAAGGTCATTCATTGGCTTTCCTCTTTTCCATGCAAGCCCAGCAGAGAGGCACACCGTATTTCTTCATCGCGCCTTTGGAGATGTCGCTCACACGATAGAGCTTTCCGTTAAAGGACTGCGGTGTGATCGGCTGCTTGCAGTCTTGGCAGGTGTAGTCAAACTGTTCCTTGTACGCCTGATTAAAGGATTCCATCTCGGCCTTGCTCGGCTTTTCCTTCTTCTCTTGTTGCTTGTACTCGTCCGTGTCCGCATCCTTCGTATCGTCGATGCAGAACAAGCCGTTCAGCGCGTACTTGCGGGCATAGCTTGATGCCGTTCCGGTGATTTGGCTCTCGTCCATACCGGTTTTTTTCTCAGGCTCGCGGGCGTAAGCCGTTGCAGTAACAGCGTTATCGCTCTCGCAGTCGTGGAGCTGCGCCTGCGCGGTCACATAAAAGCGACCGTTAACCTCGGCAATACTATCGAGCAGAACGAGCGCGGTTTTGTGCTTCGCGCAAATCGGCTTGACCGCCTCAAGAATGTCCTCGCAACTCCGATATTTGTACTTGCCGAAGCTGTTAAACTGCCCTTTCGGGGCTTTCAGCTCTTGCTGGATTGCAGAGAGCTTTTCATAAATTCCAAGGTTCTCCATTTTCTTCTTCCTCCAAAGTAAGCGGGCAGTTTCGCCCGGTGTATTTGTCCGGCCACGGAATGACCTCATCCGTCAGCCCGCAGCGCTTGCTTGACCGTCTGTAAAACCGGCATGCTTCGCAGGCTATGTATGCCGTGCCTTTTCGGTCGATTGGGAAATAGGTCGTTACCGACGCCGTGCCTTTCAGGTAGCCGGAAGTGCCGTCATCCAGATTCGGCATCGTCATCCACCTCCGTAAACCATTCCTCACCGCAGAACGGGCACTCGGCGACCGTCCGCGTTTCTATGCCGTTCTCGCCGTCAAGGTTCTCGCGCACCTGATAAGTGTACGGCTCAAAGAAGATCGCGTGGCAGGCTTCGCATTTGTAAACCATGTAAATTACGACCTCCCCGCTTTCCGTATCATCTCCGACAGGCCGTATGTCCGCCCGACAATGGACGCTATCCGCGCCATCTCAATCTTGCGGAGCAACTCGGCTTCTGCCGGGTCGTTTGACAAGTAGTAGCCCTTGCCAAAGTTCATGATGCAGTATTCATCGCCGTCCTCCTCGCATCGTGCCGCCTCGATCACCTTGCGCAAGTGCCGATCTGTCCAGCCGGTCATTTCGCAGAGCTGCCAACGGCGCAGCGCGTTCTGAGCGCCGACGCGAAGATGGTTTCGCAGAGTGATAACATCGTCCGTCATGCTGCCTCCTCCTTGTAAACGTAAGCGGTTTGTACGCCAAACTCCCGCGCGGCCTGATGGTCGTCAAAAAACACGTCGATGCGGTTTCCCTTGATCGCGCCGCCGCAATCCTCGGCGGTGTATGTATGGCTCGTGCCGTCGGCAAAATAGATCGTGACGGTGGAGCCGTAAGGGATCACGCGAGGGTCAACCGCAATCGTGCGCCCCTCGGTGGCGGTCGTGCCGGTCGCCGTGATGCCGTCCGTCTTGCCGCAGCACTTCATGCACGGACAATAGGCGGTCAGCTTAAATTTGCCGAGCGGTTCGCCGATGGAAAGTTCCGCGCTCCCCTCTGCGGGCTTGTCCTCGCCGGGGAGTTTGTCCTCGACGACCGGCGGCTCACCCTTGTACGGCTGCCCGGTGGTTTTGACCGTCAGCACCGCAAAGAGGATCAGCAGCGCCGCGAGGAACAGGCAGACGGCGGCGATGCGCGCCGAAGCGTCGGCCTTGCACTGCTCGCGGGTGCGCTTTTGATTTCTCATGAGTCAGCATCCTCTCCAAAGTGTAGTTTTGTGACGGCGATGGGAAATTCCTCAATCTCGCTTGCCCAGCGTGCCGTGCCCTTGCCGTTGTGCCGCTCGAACACCAGCGGAAAGCCGCCTATTCCGTCAAACAGGCTGCCCATCGTAACAGGACGCAGGTATTGCGCACTGATACGCTTTGCCAGAAAGTCCCAAAATGGCAGGGCGATAGAATTGCCAAGCGCCTTATAGCGCGGACTGTCCGCTGTTTTGTGGCGCTTCCCAAGATTATCGACCCAATAGCCTTCACCAGTCTGACTATCGTACCACTCTCCTATGTCCGTCCAGTGGTCCGGAAAGCCTTGCAGCCGTTCGCATTCCAGCGGGGTGAGACGTCGCACCACCATGTTCTGCCGAACCGTATTATTCAGGTTCAGGCTTTGCCCTCCGCTTTCTTTTGCTTGCAATGTACCGTTTGTTTCTCCGCCCTCGCAAAAGTTCCGGCAATCGACGCTTGCAATATACGCCGCCATATCTTCGCGGTATGGGTCATTCGCCTTTGCCCTCAACGTAGGCGAGATTCCACTCGATACGACCAGCATATCGTTGTATGCGTCCTGTCCGTTGTAGCTCCCAGCGTGAGCGCCGGGTGAAAGCGTCCCGGTCGTTTGCTGATATGTCAGCGGCACTTGATTTCCGCCCGTTCCCATACGGGCTTGCAGACTGGGACTGACCTCGCCGCAGTCGCGGATGACATCGCAGGCGTGCGACATATCCAGTGCCACCACCGCAGGCTTGTTGCCACCGCACTCCGCATTCAGAGTTGGCGATTGCTCTTCGGCGTAGCCGATGCTTCGCGCTTGCTCGCTGTTGCCGAGCTTAAACCCGGCGCATACAACCGGCTGGTTGTTCCCGCTCGTGCCTGCGGAAGCGGTCAAGGTCGGTGCACGGTCATCGCCTCGTACCTCGGCCCCGCCTTGCTGTGTCGCCATGCAGAAAATCGTCTGGTCGTTGCCGGCGCCGAGCGTCCCGCTCTTGTCCTCCCGAACTAAGGCTCCCTTTCCTCCTCCGTCACAGCCCCCCCTGATTCGGACTGCATAAGAAGAACCGTCTTGAGCATCTCCGGCAAGTCTTTCCCGCGCCGTTCCGCTCTCCGCAATATCCCCTGACACGCTTTTGCGCTCAAAGAGTATTTCCCCTGCGGTGTCTCCTCCAAAATCTGCGACAACCGAGATACGACGGCGGCGTTGGGGGACTCCCCAGTGTTGCGCGTCATGCACTCGCCAAGCCACGCTCCATCGTCCTCCCACCTCATCGTGATAGCCTCCCCATGTGTTCCATCCCTTTTCAGGCACTTCAATATCGGGGGCTTCCGGCTCTGCGATGCGGATGATCTCTTCGAGGACTGCCGCGAAGTCTTGCCCTTTGTTGCTTGAAAATGCTCCGGGCACGTTTTCCCAGACCATAAACCGAGGTCTGACCATGTCACCTGTTCGCCCGTTCGCTCTGTCATGTTCCCTCATCTCCTTTACGATGCGGACCTGCTCCATGAACAATCCGCTTCTTGCGCCGGCCAATCCGGCGCGTTTGCCCGCAATACTCAGATCCTGGCACGGTGAGCCGCCCGTGATAACGTCCACGGCCTCGATCTCCGCGCCGTTGATCTTCGTAATATCGCCGAGGTGTCTCATCGCTGGCCCCTCGGCGTATCCAGCCACACGATCAGGCGCACGAGCTGATAAGAGATGGTCGTGACGCCGACAAAAATCAAAAAGGTGTTCATTCCTTTTCTCCCTTCTTCTCGTTCGGCACAAGTCCGACAAACTCAAGGCCGCGACCGCGTGCATAAATCTCGCCCATGACCGTCCCCAGCTTTACAGGGTCAGGGGGCGTGACCCATATAATCTTGTACTCTGGCTTTTTTCTCATTGCCTTTTCCTTTCTCTCGTGCTACAATAAGCACGGACACAATATCTTGTGGTAAGATTTGTCCCACCCGCCCCGCTCGATGCTGCAACATTGGGCGGGGCATTTTTTTACTTTTCATCCGGCTTCAAAAGCTCGTCCACCGTGCAGCCGTAGAGCGCGGCGACCTCCGGCAAGCGGCTTGCACGCGGATGCTGCTGTCCGGTCTCCCACATGTAGACCGCTGCGTCGGAGACCTTTAGTTTTTCGATCACCTGCTGGACACTCAGGCCGGCAGCTAACCGAGCACTGCGAAAGCTCATTCGTTCACCTCCAATTTGCTTTTACTTAGTTTTCATTGACTGCGGCGTGGGGATTTGCTATACTCTCATGCAGGAGGATAGAGTGAAAAGGCACGAGGCTCCCCATATTCTCGTTGAAAGGAGGGAACCCTTTGCCGCGGAACTCCGTCCGGACAAGTAAGCGCGTTGCTTCCAAAGCGTCGAAAACTTTAAGCAACCGCAAGGCAAGCAAGAACACAAAAGCTCTTGCTGCGTCCGCCTTGTCCAACCGCCGGTCAAAGTGACCGGGGAGCCGCTCCGATGTTACCGCATCGGGGCGGTCTCTTTTCCCCCAGCCGCAGCCAAAAAACTTAGCGAAAGAGTAAGAAAAACTAAGTTTCCCTTGACAACTTGGCAAACTGTGATATTATAAAGGTGCTAACGATCATAATATTTTTTCGCAGTCCGCTAAATGTAAGGGGGCTTGGGTTTTTATTACCCTTTATGCTAACTAGTATAAGCTAGCAATACTAGTTTGTCAAGAAAAACTTAGAATTTTGCTAGTTAAAAATTAGCCAAACTAGGCGGTGATTTTTTGGATAGATCGCCAATTGTTACAAGAATAAATGCTTTGCTTGCTAAGAAAAACATTTCTAAAGCAGAGTTTTACGAAAAATGTAATCTAACTTCTGCATCGTATTCCAATTGGAACACAGGGAAAACGCGCCCCAAAATGAAAAATATAGAGAGAATTGCAAGATTTTTGGGCGTCACTTCTGAATATCTCCTTTATGGGGACGGAGCAGGAAAAGAAAGCGCCCCCGATCCGAAGACCGAGGGCGTAAGTCCTACCGTTCAAGAGCTGTTTGATTTTATCGACACGGCGACCGACGCCGAGCTGAACGAGTTGTTGCGCTATGCGCAGTTTTTGATGAGTAAGCGATGAACGATTGGAAGGACGGGTTTGAGACCTGCCATATCAGCGAGGAAGAGTCCGCAGCCGGACAGCTCAAGAAATTAGAAGAAAAGCGCATCGATGAGCTTCGCCAATATGTTGCCTACCAGCAGGCCGAGAATGACCGGAAGGAGAGACAGGCGGTCATTGATCGCCAAAAGCAGAGAAAGCACGACTTTGTCGTTGCCGGATTCTCCAGCGTCACAAGCGTTTTGCTTACCTTGTTTGTTGAGCATTTTCATAAAGTTCTCTCCTTTGTTCTTTCGATTTTCTCCTGATCTCGCGCGCAGCAAGTAACAATGCGTTTTGCTGCGCGTCGCTCATGGTGAGAATTTTTTCTTTCAGCTTTTCTCGAATCATTGTATCACATTTCGCGCAATTACACAACATCTTGCGTCCCTCCGTTTGGCTCTAAGGCTATTTTTTTGCTCCTCCTCCGCGAGGATGCGCTCAATCAGCGCGAGCATTTCGTCTTTCTGCTTCGGCGTTAGGAGCAGATAAAGCGCCGCCGCCGCTTGCACCTGTGCGTCCATGTTTCGACCTCCTTTTCGGTATTTATATCTATTCCCACAACAGGCGTTTGCTGCACGGCGCTGTGCAACAAAATAATAATATTTGCAAAAGATTGGGGAAGCGTAAATGGGTATTTTAGGCTCGCTTTTCGGCAAGAAAAAAATGACCGCTGCGGAAACTGCCTTTGTTAAGCGTCAATCGCAAATATTTGCCGACTGCATTCGCATCATTGCCAATACGGATAACATCGAAACATACTTTTCCCGGTACAAGCTTGCAGAGCAAACCGTAGCGCAGATAGCAGAGGTCGCAGGTGGCGATACTAAGTGTATGGCTGGTGGAAGGGTTTCCCCGAACGAATGCGCCAAAATGCTACAAAACGAAAAGGCTACCCATACAAACAGTTTTCTTTCTCGGTACATCCAAAAAGAAACTGTGCATATTTTCGGCCTATCTCGCGGGCAGGTAAAAAAGGCTCAAAGCATCGCGGCTATCGTTGACGAGTATGCCGACCAAATGCCGGAAGAAAGTCTCAAGCATGGGCGCGATCTATGTGCTAAGATGATTGAAAAAGTTGAAAGGGTGGTGAATCAATAATGAAGATCCCCGGCCTGTCCTTTAGTTGGAAACGTGCGCTCGGAATCACGAAGATGAAAAGGAAAATTTCAAAAGGAACTGGGATCCCAACGACCAAAGCAGGGCGGCAAAGAAAACTTGGCAAGCTCCTTGGTATGAAGTAAGGTTAGCCCTCGCCGCCTCTGCAACAACGGCGAGGGCTTTTTGCAGACAGCGGGGATCGGCCGCCGCTGCTTGTATTTACCGTAGCCCACTTTGGCTTGGTAATTCAATGCCGAAGCCTTGCAATAAGGCAGCGTTCGACATGGTTCGACAAGCCCTCATCTTGCGACTTTGCGGAGCGAAAATCGAAAAAATTAAGGTGGCGTAAATGAACATCCAAGAAGTGTGTAGAATCCGTAAAGAAGAATTGAAAATGACCTATCAAGACATTTCCGACGCTTCCGGCGTACCGCTGTCCACCGTGCAGAACTTCTTTTCCAAGTTTTCTAAATCTCCGTCGATTTACACCGTCGCGCCGATCTGCAAAGCGCTTGGAATATCGCTTGATGAATCGTTCGGGATTTCCGAACACCTGACGCCGACCGAGGAAACTTTGCAAGCGCGGAATGATGAGCTGGAACGCCATGTTGACGCAAAGGCCGATACCATTGAGATCATGCGGCGCGGTGTCCATATCCGCAACGGCGCGATTGCTGTAATGTTTGTTATCATCGTTTTTCTCGCTGCGTGGTGCGTGTACATTGATTTTCATTGTATAGATTACGGATTTTGGAGGGGGATTCGATGAGAGTGGCATTGTATATCCGCGTCACGAGCGAGGAGCAGGCGCGGCATGGGCTGTCCCTGCAAGAGCAGCGTGACGCGCTGATAAGATATGCCAAAGCAAATAAAATGACCGTGGTTGGCATATATGAGGACGCGGGCATATCCGCGCGAAAACCGTACAAAAAGCGACCTGCGCTCCTGCAACTGCTGGACGATTGCAAGGCTGGGAAGGTAGACACGATCCTGTTTATCAAGCTCGATCGCTGGTTTCGAAACGTTGCCGGGTACTACGATGTACAGACGCAGCTGGACAAATACGGAGTGACATGGCAAGCAACGGAAGAGGACTATGAGACGCGCACCGCGTCGGGGCGCTTAAAGGTCAACATCATGTTGTCTGTCGCGCAGGACGAGGCCGACCGCGCAAGCGAGCGAGTCAAATTTATCAACGACGGCAAGCGTGCAAAAGGCCAACCGGCAGGGTCAAAAGCCCCTTTAGGGTATATCATCAAGGACAGGAAATACCAGATTGATAACGATACGGCAGATGCCGCGCGAGATATGTTTGCGGCGTATATCAAACTGCAAAGTGTGCTTGGCGTAAAACGCTATATGCTCGAGACGTGGAAGATTGACAGGGCGTATACCAAGTATGTAAACTATTTTCGGAACCGGCTTTATATCGGCGAGGTGTACGGCATCGAGAACGCTTGCCCCGCGCTGGTAAGCAAGCAGGATTTTGACATTGTAAATGACATCCTCCGTCAGCGGTCGCAGCGCTGCGCAGGAGTTGATACAGATCGCGTTTATCTGTTCTCCGGCTTGTTGCATTGCAAAGAGTGTGGGAAAACGATGCAGTCGGAAACGGCAAAGCAGATTTATACCTACTATCGTTGCCGGACGAGAATGCTTGACAACTCCGCTTGCCAGCACAAAAAGAGGATTCGAGAAGACACGCTGGAAGATTATTTATTGCATGAGCTTGAGGGGATTGCCGAGCGAAACAATCGCTATTACAAAAAGGCAGAAAAAAAGCCCACGCAAAGCGCGGACGCGATACGAAAGAAAATGGGTAAGTTGAAAACGCTTTATCTGAATGATTTGATCGAGTTGGACGAATACAAGCGGGAGTATGCGAGTTTGAAAAAAACACTTGAAGCGGTAGAGGAAAAGCCGAAGACAAACCTTGATGCGCTTCGAAATGGACTTGCTGAATATGACACTTACTCCAAGGAAGAGAAAAAAGAATTTTGGACGCGCTTTATCCGGAGAATTGACGCAGATGACGACGGCGCGTTTTTTGTAACGCCCCGTTAGGCATATTTGACCTTGGTGTTCCCAAAGGTAAATTATGCCCAAAAGAATCCCCCCGTCGTAAGACGGGGGGGTGTTCTCATTTTTCGAGCTTCCGCATCACGCTGTTGTACACGCGCTCGTTGACGATTTTTAGGCTGTCCATCAGCTCGTCCATGACCTCCCACGCTCTTGCCGGAGCCATGTCGGAGACGGCCTTCAAAAAATCGCTGTCGCCGTAGCTGCCTACCGTTTCAGACGCATAGGTCTTGACCGGCGCCGGAGCTGCCGAATACAACATCGGCCTTTCCGGTTCTTTGGGCGCGTTTTGATTTTGGATGATGTACAGCGCCGCCAGCTTTTGATAATTGGGCCAGCTCGATGCCTCCGTCTCAAGCCGCGATATCCACAGCTTGACCTCGTTTTCGTCGATCAAGGGGACGCACCCCCTTTATTCCTCCATCAGGCTCGCGGCACGCCGCAGCGCTTCCTTTACGCGGTCGTCGTCCGTCTCGCGCATCATGTCGTTGATCTGCTCGCGCAGGTGCTCCATGCTGTCGGCGCGGCTGTAGTGCCCGCGGACGTAATGCGTGCCGCGGCGAGCATAGGAGCTGCCCCTGCCGTAAGTGCCGCGCATATCGGCCTGCCAGTCGCCGCCGCGAGAATAATCACCGTCGCGGGAATAATCGCCATCGCGGGAATAGCGACGCGAATAGTCTCCGTCGCGAGAATAACCGTCGTCTTCCATCATCTCGATCTTGTCGATGTTCTTGATGGTGTCGGTCAGCTTGTGCGCGATCTCAAGGTCGCCCGCGCCCAGATCGCCCTTGCGCGCCAGCTCGTCGAGTTCTTCGCAAAGCATATTGCGCAGATCATACATTGCTTTCTTACTCATGTCCATTCTCCTTTCACGCGATTCTCTCAACCGTCAGGTTCGAGTTGGCGAAGTTGACGGCCTGAGTGCTGGTGTTTTCCATTGCGACCGTCAGGCAGCAGCCTTTCGGGACGCAGACCTGCGCGGAAACATAAATGTTAAAGTAGTTTTCTACCGCCGCAGGCGTGACGGTAGCTGTTGCGCTGGTCAGCGGCTCTCCGTTGATGGCAAGCGCCGCCGTGATGGCCTCGACCGTGCCTCCGGTGGGAATAGCGATGTTGCCGCCAAAGGAGACCCGAAACAGGGCGCGGTTTTGATTGGTGAGGCCGCGCAGCGTGACAATGCCTGCGCCCTGACGATGCACGATACACGGCTTGCTGTTGACCGCCGTTTCGGTCAAGGGAACGTTCTGGCCTGCGGCTACGCTCACAATATTCGCGTTTGTGTACTCTGCCAAAATAATCAGTCCTTTCATATGCCTCGAAATCGAGGCAATTAAAATACAGCGGCGAGGCAATAGCCCCGCCGCGTTGGTGTCAGTATCGGCACGGGGCCGAACATTTTGTTGACGTCAACAAAACATCGCCAACAAAAAGCTATGCTATGCAGTTGTCAGCAGCCGCAGCCCTGATTGCAGCCGCAGCCGCCGTAACCGCTGCCCGCCCACGGGTTACAGGTAATGTAGGCAGGCGAAGGGCACGGACGCAGCTGCGAGATCAGATAGTTGTTCTGCGCGGCCTGAGATGCCGCCAGTTTCAGATTCTGATTCTCGGTCTGGAGGTCGGACAGCTTGCTCTGCGTCAGGAAGTCGAGGATGGCGCGGCTGTTCTGGTTGTTCGCGTCGATAATGTCGCGTGTGGCGTTCTGCACGGTGTTGCGCGTGTCGCACGCCTGCGTCGCCATGTCATAGCGCACCTGGGCGATAGCTGCGCGGTTTTCGCAGCAGCAATTAGCGGCCTGCATCTGCATGGCGTTGAGCTGCTGCATGAGAGCCGCCTGCTGGTTGCTGCGGGAAAGCTCGGCCTGTGCAAAGCCGTTTGCCATCGCCATGTTGGTGCCGTTGACAAGCTGCGCCTGCTGATAAAACCCGTCGCAAAGGCCCTGATTTACACTGTCGATCTTGCGCTCGACATTGGCAAAATCAGAGGTCAGCACGTAGCCGTCGACCACGCCGCCGGAATTGCCGTTGTTTCCCCAGCCGTTGCCGCCCCAGCCGCAGAACACAAACAGGAAAAGAATGATGATCCACCACGCGCCATCGCCGCCGAAGCCGCCAAAGCCGCTGTTCATCATGCCGGTTGGCGCAACAGGCATAGTGGCCTGAACGCCGCCGTCAGAAAGAGACATAGTATCACTCCTTTGAAAAATTTTTATTCATCAAATCGTGGCCACGATGTTGATTTATGTTGATGTTTACTGCATCAGGCTTTGAAATTGCTTCGCCATCTGCTGTAGCTGATTGAGTTGTTGCTGGTTCAGCCTACCGCTCTGCAAGAGCTTTTCGACCTCCGCTTTGGGGTCGCCCTTGAAATTCGCCTTGAACTGCTGGAACTGCTGCATCATGCGCTGGAACTGGCCTACCGGCCCCGGCATCTGCCCGCCGCCCAGCGCGGCCATGAACGGATTAGTCATCGTCCTCGTCCTCCTTGCGCTTCTTCTTGCCCTTTATTTCGCCCACAAGCGCCGCCAGACGGTCGAACTCTTCGCGGGTGACAAATTCCACGCCCTTTTCCTGCGGCGCTGTACGGGGCGTTTCTGCGCGCTCTACGAGGTCGTAAATCTTGAGCGTCGGTTTCCCGCTTGCGTCTGCCTGCTTGAGGTAAACGGTGGGGGCGGTGGAATCCCACAGCGCCACGGCAGAGTTGGGCGCGATCAGGTAGCCTCTCGCCTCCTGCTCGCTGCTCACCCATTGCACACCGCCGGTCGCGACAGGATTCTGCGGCACGGGAGGCGGAGCGGGCTGCATCATCTGCTGCTGCCGCATCTGCATAAGGTTATCCGGCATCGGCTGTGGATAATAAGGGTTTTGATAGTACGGATTAAAAGCCATGTCATTCAGTCTCCTTTACCCAAAAATAGAGCACAGTCTCATTGCTGCTGTCCCACGAGTCAAAGATCGTCCCGTCCTGCACGCACACCACATGACCGGACAGGGCTAAAATGTATGTGCCTGCCGGATGCTCGTCCGCAAACTGCCCGACGGTGTAACACAGCGGGCAGGTGTCCGGCACGATGTAGCGCCGATAGCCGAGGGAGTGCAGATAAGCGCCCCAGGTCGCATTGGCCGACGGCATATCACCGTCCAAGTAGCCTTGTATGGCGAGCGCGAGATACGTTTCACCCCAGTCTTTCCCGGTCGCTTTGGAGATCGCCCGGACGGTGCAGTCGCCCACGTTCTTACCATAAGGCGACGGATTATAATAGCTATACATGCAGCAGCTCCGCAAAATAAACATAAGTGCGCAGCTCGTCCGGCTCGGGGAACAGCACCAAAATATCCCTCGCCATCTGCTCGGTGAAGCCTAATGCCAAAAGCCGTTCGTACATACAGCGCACCTCCTTTTCTTCCTCTATGGTACAAGAAAACCCCTTTCCCAAAGTGCCGGAAAAGGGGATGAAAAGTGTACGTCGAAATTCGTCGAACGATTGCGTTTGCAAATTCTGACGGAATATGCTAATTTTGTCACGACGTGCTCCATGCGTCATTCATACCCCCCCAATAAAGGAAAAGAGCCTCACCGTTTGGTGAAGCTCTTTTCCTATTCAAAGACTTCCGATGCGATTTTGCGGTACGCCTTTCGGCGATACTTTTTGACCGTATCCGGCGACAGATTCATTTCAAATGCCACCTGTACGCAGGAGCGGCCCCGCACGTCGCACTCGACGAGGCACGCCATTTCGTCGGGTGGAAGCTCAAAAGACCGAATGTATGCCACGGCCCGACGCGGGGCCATAGAGGATAATTTCGCCCGGATCGCTCGGTGCTGCTTGTCCATGCTGTGCGCCGGGGCTTGCAGAGCGCTCACGCGAGGGGAGACGTTGAAGGTCTCCCGCCCGTTTTCCTTTCGTTATTTTAGAATTTTCCCGAGGTACGCGTAAACATATTCAACCCATGCCATTTGCGTCGCGGGCCCGAATGAACCGTCCACGTCTAGCGCATAGCCGCAGGCGTTTAGGAGCTCTTGCAGCTTCCCGACCGCCTCACCCTTGTCGCCTCGCACGAGCACGGTCTTGTCTGCGGGGTATTTTGGCACGCCGAAGCCGCGGATATAGCGCCCGTTGACGGGGATGACGCGGTACGCGCACTCATGGGTTTTGCCCTTGTTCCCCTCGAACACCGTGAAGCTCTGCCCGTCGCAGGCGGTCACAATGCCCGTGTGGTTGGGCGCGCCGGTGCAGTCCGTGAGGGCGTAGTCCTTGCGGTCGTTCCAGCAGTAAAACACCTGCTCACCGATTTGGGGGACGTGCGCGTCGTCCTCGATCCATTGGCCGCGCGCTTGATACCATTTTATCTGCTCGACGCAGGAGCACTCGATGGGGAGCACCTCCGTCAGGCTGCAAAGGATCGCCGCCGCGGACACCATCGCCGCGCAGTAGTCGTCCGAATAGGTGAGCTTGTAGCCGCGCGGATGCGGGAGATAGCTGTTGTAGGCGTCCACGATGCGCTTATGCACCGCATCGCCGCGCACAGCGCCCTCCCACGCGGTTAAGGTCTCAAGAAACCTCTTCATTTTTCTTCTTTTCGGTCTGCGTGCCGAAGTAAAAGGCGATGATGGTTGTGAAGATCGTCAGAAACTCCGTCCCGCTGATGCTGCCGCGCAGGGCAAGCACCGAGAAAACCGCCGTGAGCACGATGGTCACGATGCTCTTGACCGTGAGAAGATTGGCAATTCGATTTTGCATTTTTGCCTCCTTTACAGAAACCGCACGGCATAGAACTGCCGCGTCTGTGTGTTGATCTTGTTACACGCGCCTTTGATGGCGGCGACATGCCCGCCGTCTAACATGACGGCGTATTCCAGCTTGAGCTTGTCCCGGCACAGCGCGTTGACCTGCTGCGCGGTCATGCTGCGGCAGTAGACGCCGTAGAGCAGCCCGCCCTTGTAGCCGAGGACGGTGTGGTTGGTCTTGCGCAGCACGTCGCTGTACGCCCCCGTGAAGCCCTCCGCCGCGGGGGCATAGCAGTCGAGCAGACCAAGCCCGCCGACCGCCCACACGACGTTGACCAGCGCCGCCGCCGAGGAGACGCGGGCAATGCGCACCGCGCCGTCCGTGGTCTTGTAGAGCACGCTCTCGGGGCGGGGATAGTGGCAGCTCATGCCGCGCACGACCTTGCTGCCGCGCACCAGAATGCTGCAGGGCGCGCCCTGCCAAGAAAAGCTCCCCGAGATCGCGTTGCGCGGCAGCGGCCCGCTCATGTTGACGGGCTCAATGTCCCGCGCGATGAGCGTCGGCTGTCCATACAGCTCGACGTTAAGGGGCCAGCAGTCCGCGCCGAGCTTGGCCGCGATGTCGCTCATAGTCTGGTTGCCGATGTAGCCGTTGTCCAGCGCGCCCACGGAGCGCTGGATGGCCTTTATCATGCGGATCTCCTCTGAGGTCGAACCCTTGACGTCTCTCACGAGACCACCTCCCACTCGTCGATCTCCGACTTGATACGGTCGATAAAGCTGTTGCCGCCAAGCGCCTTGTAGCCTCGATAAAGGTAGATGAAATCCTCAAGCTCATACTGGCGGATCGTCTGACTTTCGCGGTGCTTGTAGTAGGTGTGCAGCATGTCGTGCCGGAGCTGGCACTTGAGCGCGTCGGTCAGCTTGTCCAGCCCGAGCAGCTTGTTGCGCAGCGGCTTGACGAGCATGGCGACCGCCGCGAGGATCACCGTCACCTCCGAGCACAGCGCCGCCAATTTCGATAAACTTTCCATAGGCGTTGTCTCTCTTTCCGGCGGCGCGAAAAAAGCCGCCTTGTCGTGCTTGACAAAGCGGCTTTAGGTGTGCTATATTTAGGCCAGTAAGAACGGCTGCCATTGCTGGTGGCGGTCGTCCCTCAGTGAGTTTATAGCTCGAAGGAAACGCCGCTTACCGCTATGGTGGGCGGTTATTTCTTATGTCTTGTGACCGTGAAGATCAGAGACGCAAGACCGATGAGCACAAGCGAATATGTGAACATATCAGCGTATGTAACCATCGCGCACCTCCTTTGCAGGAAGTGGACAACCTTGCCGTTCTTACTGGCAGGCGAATTATAGCACAGTCTGCCGCGCTTTGTCAATTTGCCGCCCTCCGGGGCGGCTTTTTTACTTGTTCATCTCCGCGAGCTTTTCCGCGATGTCCTCGGGGATGGCGCAGGTCGTCATCTTGACGCAGTATCCATCCGCGTCGTATGTGAGCTTGTACTGCGGCAGGACGTAGATCTCCGTGCCGGCGCGGGAAATGTCGCGCGCCATGACGGGCTGCACGATGCTGTTCTTGACACCCGAGTTTTCGCTCAGGCCCGCGGGGGTATCGGTGACTTTGATGGGTCTGCCGTCAGAGGCGATACGAGTAGTAGTCATAGTTTTGTTCTCCTTTTCTTCGTTTAAAATTTATTTATCATCAGCGTATTTCTCGCCGGTGATCTCCTCATAGTCCTGCGCGCTGAGGATGCCCTTTTTCACGGCGTTGCGCACCATGCCGGCGGTCCACAGCCCTTGCGCGTACCATCTTGCGATTTTCTTTTTCATTTCAGCCCTCCATCAGCGTGTCGGTCATCATGGCCGTGTAGGTCGCCTGCGCGTCGAGACGGTCGCTTGCCGCCTCCAGCGCGGCGACGCGCTCCTCGGTGGTCGGCGGCGGCTCGACCGGCTCGGGCAGGCTCGCCTTATAGGCGTCCAGCGCCTCCTGATTGCCGGTCATGGCGGTCACGGTGCTGCCGTCCAGCTCCAGAGTGACAAAGCCCATGAAATTGTAAAACACGGAGGTGTCCAGCGTATCGGGCACGAGCGCATAGCCCGCGGGCGGCGCCCCATGCAAGCTCTGCATCGGCGGTCGTCCGCCGTTTTCGTTGGCGTTGATTTGGATGATGTTCATAACGTTCCTCCTTTAGCCAATGGCAAAGTAAAAATACGGTGTTCCACGTCTGTTGAGCTGAAGATAAGCCTCCCCGGTGCTGTCGCCATACCACGAAACGGTGCTGCCGTCCCACGCGACGGCGACATTGCCATCAGAACCACCGGTGGGACTAGTGTTACTTTTCGTCATGCCGCGCACGAGGAACAGTCGATAGAGTTCTTGGTTCGGAGAAACCACCAAAAACTCAGGAGGGAACGAGAACGTCAGGCTGTTGGGGTTGCTCGACCCATACGTCCCTGTGCCGGTGTACGAGCCCGTGGCGATGCGCACCTTGTCGCCGAGCTGACCTAATGGATTGTAAGTATATCCATCACTCACGGCAGGCGGATAAGCGTCAGGAGATGGACTATTAACATAGCCAAATAAAGTTCTTCGGTGCAAAGCATCTACTATTCTATAGGTTAATCTATATGTATTCCCGCTGACGAACGTAACACCATCTGAAAACCTAACGGGTTGTACTTCGGCGTCGGCGTATGAAAAACTACTCAACTGGACATATTTGTTGTCAAGCTGCAAAGAACCTGCGGAATTGTATGTCGGATATATCTGAGTAATGGGTTCGGCGAGAGATATATTCCCGTCGCTATCTAAAATGATATCATCTGAATACCTAACATATGTTCTGCTTGTGTTGCCGCTTTGTACTAATATCAAACTGTAAGTGGAATTAGATTTGACTACTTCCCAATTCCACTGTTCTTTTGCCCATATATACTCGTTCCCCAGCCCTCTTTGGAACCGGGACAAAAGGTGAAGTGCGTCGTCTGGCACAGCGTCAGCGCCGAGGCCGTACAGCGCCGCGGTGGTGTCCTTGAGCAAACTCGCCTTGTTCAGCGGCGTGCCCTCCTGCGTGGGCTGGTCGGCGCGCGTGAGGTCGTAGAGGTTGGCTTGTCCGGCCACTGGCTCGAGCTTGACGCGCCCTGGGTACAAAGATACTCTGTCCTGCATATTGTCTCCTTTCATACCTCGCCGGCGTACAGCTCGCCGGAAAAGTACCACGATTTGATGAGTTTGTCGATAAGCGCGTCGAGGTCGAGCAAAATCTGCTCAATGTTGTTGGCCTTGACGTAGTTCAGCCCCGTCATGCTCGCCGGGGCCTCCGGCGTGGACTGCATGACCGCGATCTGCCCGCGCAGCGTGACGATGTTCTGCCGATAGGTTTCCATCTGCCGCTGCGTCGGCGCGTCGCTCGTCAGCCAGTCCTTTTTAACCGTCACCGGGCAGGCATAGCCGAGCGCCGTGAAGCGGCCCGCGATGTACTCCACCGCCGCACCCACGCGGTTGAGGTCGCTCGCGTTGTAAAAGCCTTTGTCGGTCTGATTCGCCACGTCCGTGCGCGTGCGGTCGGTGATGAGGCTCAAAAGGCCGTAGTAGAGCGTGAGCGCGTAGTTGGTGCTGACGCCCGCCGCGGTGACGGCGGTGAGGGCGACGGCGTAGGTGTCGTCCGCCGCCCGCTCGACCGTAGCCGTCCACGCGCCTTCAATGAGCGTCCATGTGTAGGCCGTGCCGTTGACCGTGCCGCTCACATAGATGATCTCGCTCGGCAGCGAGACGCTCAGGACCTGCGCGCTCATTCGATCTCCACCGCGATGACCATCGTCGCGCCCGCGTCGACCGGGTTCGGCGTGATGGTCGCCGACTTGATGACCGGCACCGAGGTGTCAAGCGTCACATTGCGCGTGACCGTGGAGACCTTGCCCGCCGCGTCGGTCGCCGTAATGACGATGGTATTCGCTCCCTCCGCCAGCGTGACGGCCTTGCTGAACGCGCCGCCCGCGCCGACCGCGACGTTGCCCTGATCCGCGCCGTTGAGCGTGATCTTGATCTCCACGGGCGAGGAGGTCGCGTCGTTGGTGATACCGGCCACCGTGAGAGCCGCTGTGTTGGTGATAAGCTTATCCGTGGGCGCGGTGACGTTGAGCGTCGGGGGCACGGTGTCGACCGTGTAGGTGGTGGACTTCTGCGCCGCGGCGTTGCCGTCGTGGTCCTTGCAGTCGATGGTGACGGTGTGGCTGCCGTCGTCGAGGGCCGAGGCGGGCGTGTAAGTCACCTGGTAGCCGTTGGCGATGGCTGTGCTCGCGAGGGCCGAGGATGCGACGGCTGCGCCGTCCTGTTTGACCACGAGCGTCGAGAGATCGACGCCGGAGCCGTCCGTCTCGTCCACAACGGTAAAAACTACCGGCTGCTTGCTGTTGCTGACATACGCCCCGGAGGATGGCGATAGGATGGTGATGATCGGCGCGACCTTCTCCTTGACGTAGAGCTTTAATCCGTCAAGCGTCGAGGCGTCTGCCGAGCCGACGGTACCCGCGTCGTTGGTCGCATTGATTTGCACGTTGTAGTAGCCGCCGGACTGGTTGTAGGATGTTTTGCCCGGCGCGGTGATGGTGGCCTCGTACTTGCCCGTCGCGCTGTTGAGCGCAAGGGTGTAGCTCTGGCCGTTGATAATCGCTTGGACTGTTTTGATCGCCATAGTTTAGACCTCCCCGGCGAATATCTCGCCGCTGTAGTATTTTGTCGGTTCGAGGTAGACGGTCTCTTCCGTCACGGTGACGGTAAGCCGGGTTTTGGTGTTGATGTCGGCGGGATTTGGAGCAAACGCCGCGGCAAGGATCTTTGGAATCAATATCGGATAAGTCTCGCTCATGCGCTCTCCTCCTTATCCCAATACACCACCACGCAGCCGGCCACGCCGTTCACGCCCGGAGTGCCCTTGCCCGGTTCCACATCGGTGACGTCCACCGAGCCGATCAAGTTGCCGTCGCCGTCGTACAGCGGCTCATTGTGGTTTCTGCCTTGCGAGCCGCCCCTGCCGCCCTTGCCGCCGTCGCCTGTGCCCGATTTGGGCACGGCCACGCCTGCGCGGGCAAAGCTGTCGCCGCTGCGGATATCCGAGTAGCCGTTCGGGTAGCGCTTTCCGTTGGCGGAAGAATAAGGGCCGAATACGGCATCCTCTCCGATGGTGATGGCAAAGGTCTGCTGCTCGTTGATCTGAATGGTGTCCGCCCACACAAGGCCGCCGAGGCCGTCCACGCCGTTCTTGCCCGCGCGGTCAAAATTGCCGTCCTCGCCAGCCGTGCCGTTCCCTCCGTGCCCGACGAGGATCACGCGCAGCCGCGTTTTGCCCGCCGGGGCCGTCCACGATCCGCTCTCGGTAAAGACCGCGCGCTCGGTGTAGAGATACGAGCCGTCCGCCTGCAAGAGCTTGCTCTGGCAGCCTTGCAGCACGCCGTCCGCGAATTGGAAGGTCTGGTAGATGCGCCGCGCCGCCGTCGCCTGACTCTCGTCGAGCCACACGGTGTCCACGTCGCCGATCTCACTTGCGGGGTCACCGCGCCCGGTCAGCTCCAGCTGGTTGCCGCCGTAGCATGAGAGGATCAGCCGCGCCGCCGTGAGCGCCTGCGCCTGCGTGTGCAGAAACGGGTTCTCGATGGTCACGGTCTTCTCGCTGCTCGTGGAGTTGCCGGAGACGACGTACTCCGTCCCGTCCGAGAGGTGGAAAATGAGTGACGCAAGGGACTGGTTGGCCTTCATCGTCGGGTAGTTGACGAGGTTTTCCAGCGTGATCTTGCTGCCCTGGTTCCACAGCGGCTCAACGGCGAGGTTACCGGTCTCCGCGTCCGCGCGCGGCCATGTGCCGGTCGCCATGCAGGCCCAGCGCAGGATGTCGCCGCACTTCTTCCCGCTCACCGCGGCGCGGCTCGAGGCCGTGACCGCGAGGTCGGCATAGTCCGCGTCCACCGTGTAGCGGCTTGCAAAATTGGTGCCGAGCTGCGAAACGAGCGAGGCGATCCAACCAGAGAGCGTGATGGGCAGCACCGTCGGCGCAAGGTACGCGCGATCCGTCAGCAGCCCGATGATGTCCACAAGGTCCCACTGCATCGTCAGGCCATTGTCGCCGGTCTTCCAGCCGTCGGAGTATTGGTAGAAGACGCCCACGCGCTTATACTCCACCGTCCCATCCGCCAGCCGCACGCCGATGTAAGTCTCCACGCCCTGCCGCTCCTCGATGGACTGGAATAGGCCAGACTTGCTTCGCGGCTCGAACATACGGTTCTTGTTGTTCATCGCCATTTTGAGCATTCCGTATGGTAGCGTCAGGCAAGATACGTCCCCTTGCTGCTGCACGGAAAAGGATGCCAGCATATTTTCGCTCCATTGCTCGTAGTAGCCCGGTATGATCTCTATTGTTCGCATTCTGCGGTACGGCAGGCTCCATTTGGTCACAGTGATCTTGATCGCATCCGGCGTGTAGACCGTAAAGCCGGATATCTTGACGGCGCTTTGCGTGTTCCCGGTATACGTTTCCGTATGATACGACACGCCATCGACCAGAATATCCACCGTAAAATCCTCCGGCACCCCGTCAAGAGGGTCGGAAGAAAAGAAGATGCTGCACGCCTGCAAAACGCTGACGTTGGCAAATGACAGCTGCGTCCATACCGGAGTGGAAAACGTTCCGTACGCGCCCGACAATGCCTCACTTGCCGTTCCAATTTCGCCCGAAATTTGGTAGTCGTCGGGGAAAACCGCAAACGATCCATCCAGCAACCAGCGGTTTTTCTCCAGCGTTGCGTAGCGCGGAGGCGCGGAGATGTCCTTATCCGTCAGCTGTGCCGGCTTTGACCACGGCGCAAGCCCGCTTGATGTGACCGCCCCGATGGTCATATCGGGGTCGGAGATGTCCACCACCGCTTTGAGGTAGATGCGCCTTGTTTTCCCGACGATGGCCGAGCGAAACGCGGAGGTCGCCTCAATCATGCGGTGTCACCTCCCGCAGCTCGACGGAAAAGTCACCCCACATCGGCTTTCCCTCGCGGCTCCACATAAATTTAGGCGAGGCAAATGCCGTCACAAAAAACTCGGACGAAATCATTTCCGTGCTGTTCGGCGGAAGAAACGCGCAGAGGATCGGCTCATTTCTCCCCTTTTTGCACGCCGCAAGCAGGTTATTTTTCTCCTCGTCGGTAAAATACCCGTACTGGTAATTCACGCGCCACACCGTCCCGCGCAGCTCGCGCACCATGTTCCCCGGCAGCATCACAAGGTCAACGCTTAGCGGCTCTTCATAAGCCGTATAGCCGCCCTTCTGGCTTTCCGGCAAAAGGATCGCATAGCCGCCGATATCTAAAATGAGTTGATTCATGCCGCCTCCTTATGCCATCTGCGCGTTTGCGATAGGCGTGCCCGCCGCAGCCGCCGCTTTGATGGAAAACGGCAGCAAATAACTCGCCAGTTTTGTGCCGTCCGGAAACATCAGGTTGATGGTGGTCGTTCCGGTCTCTGTGCTCACGCCCATGCTGTTGACGATGGCCGCGCTCGACCGTCCGATGCCGGAATCGGCAAAGCCTACCGTTGCCGTGCCAAAGTCCAGCCCATTTGTAATGCCGCGTTTGATCGTTCCGTATTCGCTCTCCCAGCCCTCGCCGAGGCCAAGCGCCATGTTTTCGCCGATCCCCGCAAACACGCGGGACGGAGAGTGAATGCCAAGAACGCCCTTGACGTTATCCACAATGCCGCCGAAGAAACCGGACACCTTTTCCTTGATCCAGCTCCCCATCGCCTTGATGCCGTCCCACACGCCGCGCACAATGTCCTTGCCGACCTCGATAACGTCAGGAATGGAATCGACCAACGTTTTAATGATCGTTGCCGCCATATTCAAAACGCCTGTGACCAGCTGCGGAAGGTTCTGCGCCAGCCCTTTGACCAACGCAATGACCATTTGCAGACCCAGCTCGATAATGTCCGGCAGCTTGTCGATGGCATAGGAGACAAATTTTTCGATCATCTCCGGCCCCTTTTCCTGCACCACAACGCCGATGTTTTCAAGGATCCTCTCAACGACCGGCAAGAGATTTTCCGCCACCGTCACGGTGCTGCCCAAAAGGTTTGTAATGAGTTCCGCCATGTCGGCGTTTTCATCGCCAAGCCCCGTGATAAAGTTGTCATACGCCGCTTTCATCGACGCAATAGAGCCTTGGATCGTCGTGCTGGCTTCCAGCTGCGTTGTGCCCGTTATGCCCATTTCCGTCTGCACGGTGTGGATGGCGTCAACGATATCCGCGTAGCTGTCGATGGTGTAGTTGGTGTAGTTGCCTTGCGCGGCATTTAAGGCGTTTGCATCGTCCAAAAGGCGCTGCATTTCCTCTTTTGTGCCGCCGTAACCGAGTTTGAGGTTATCGAGCATGGTATAGTTCTGCTTGGCAAAACCGGAATACGCGTTCTGGATAGATTCCATGCTGGAACCCATCTTATTCGCGTTGTCGCTCATGTCGGTAATGGCCAGATTCGCCTTTTCCGCTGCCGCGTCCGTGTCGCCGCCCATCGATTGCAGCAGCGACGCAGAAAACGCCGTCACGGTAGTCATGTACTCGTTCGCGCTCATGCCCGCCGTCTGGTATGCGTTCGCGGCGTACTGCATCACGGTGTCGGCAGAGGACTTGAAAAGCGTTTCCACGCCGCCAACCAGCTGCTCATACTCGCCGTAGCTTTGAATTGCTGCCTCGCCAATGTTTTTTACCGCGCCTGCAACAGCTTTCACGCCAGCAACAATGGCTTGCCCTGCAATATTGGCTTTCAGCACGTCGCCAAAGCTCAATGCCTTTTCTTTGGTATCCCCGAGGTTTTTATCTACTTCGCTCGTGTCTACGCTGATTTTGACAAAAAGGTCTAATAAATTCATTTTCTCACCACGCTTTTTGGTGTTTTTGGTGAAAAGCCCTTGAAAAGTCAAGGCTTATGTAGTACAATTTCAAGAAAGGAGGGTTTTGCCATGATCAATTTCAACAAAGATTCCGCATTTGACTTAAAGCCTATCTCCATTGCCGAAGTCCGCGACGAGGTCAACGGTCTTTTGATCGCGGGCGAAGAGATCGCCTGCGCGTTCAAAACGATCCGCGACCAGCTTATCTTCACCAACAAGCGCATTATTTCCGTTGACGTGCAAGGCATCACCGGAAAGCGGAAATCGTTCAGCTCCATACCCTTTTCCAAGGTGCAGTTCTTTGCTATCCAGACACCCGGCCTTGTTGAGCTGATCCCCGATAGCGAGCTTGTCCTGACGTTCTCCAATGGCTTTACCGCCAAATTTGAGTTCAAAGGCGATACCGACATCGGAAAGATTGGCCGCATGATCTCGGAATACGTCCTCAAATAACGCCTATCCATCCGCCGCCCCGTCAGGGGCGGCTTTTTTTATCGTCAGCCCGCACCGCGCGACTACATCGGCGGTGATCTCTTCGCACGTTCTGTTGTCCTGCTTTTTCGGCTCAATCATGTCCGCGTATCGCGCCTTGATGTAGTCCCCGCCCACGTATTGCGCCGTGTTTTCGGCCACAAAGCGCAGCGCGTCGGTCACATAGATGCGGTACGCCTCTGCCCTTGCCCACTCAACAAAGCGCGCCGCGCAATACCCCACAAACGCCTTTACGCTTCTTGCCCCTCGGTATTCTCCTGCGCAGAGCCAGAGGATTTCCCGCTCTGCGCTGAGAGAAAAAGCGTGCTGAAAGCATCGTCGGTCAAAAGCTCCGTCGCGTCCCGCATCAGCTTGACGAGGTTCAGAGCGCCCTTGTAGCTCTCCGCGCTCACGCCCTCAATAGAGGCAAGAATGGCGATGATGTCGCCCTTGTGGCCCTTGAGCAGCGCAGGGAGCGCTTTTCGCGCCCGCTGCGTAGCAAACTGCTTCACCGTCATGCCCTCGGGCAGCTTCTCGCGCTTGAACAGCGCGGATGCCGCATCATCCTCCGCAATGTTGGCAATCGGGTCGATGATATCCGCGATGACGTCAAAGACGCGCTCGCCCTGAATGTCGGAAAGTCTCATTTACGCCTCCGCCGTGCCGGCCTTGATGTAGATTTCAAAGGGAACGGTGTCCTGTGCGCTCATGGAATAGTGACCGGTAAACTCGAACGCAAACTGGCCCTTGGACTTGTCCGCCGTCTGAAGCTGGAAGCCGCCCGTGGAAAGCGCGTTGAGCAGCTTGATGGCGATAAAGCCGCCGTTGGTTTCGCCGTTCTTGTCGGAGTAATCGCCCACAAGCCAGATATCATCAAAGTCCGCGTCCTTGAGGTCGTTGCGCGGTGTGACCTTGGTCGCGTCGGTCGTTCCGATGTCCGCCGCGCCACACAGCCGTTTTGCAATAGCGGTATCGGCATTGACAAACGTACCGGTCATCTTTACCTCCCACGAATCGAGCTTTTTTAGCTCCTTCATGTTCTTCGGACAGTTGTCGATATCCTCGCCAAAGTCTGAATAGGTCGGCGTGGCGGTAAAATTGACGCCGCCGGTCGTTGCACCGATCTGCCCCGCCTCGCCGATGGTGCCGGTAGCCGGTGTGAAATCGGTCGTCAGAATACCGGCGTTGATCTGCAGCTTCTGAAACGCATCAAAAGGAATCTTGGTAAATTTCATGTCGTTGTCCTTTCATCAGTTTTGCGACAGGAACTCAACCGTAATGTTGAGATACCGCCGCTTGATGTTTTTATCGCTTTCGTCCGCGATGTTCTGGCACCACGGGGAGCCGCGCTTGATCCACATCGCGCCGCCGTCGTACGGCACCATGCACCCGCCCATGCCGATGGTGTCGGCGATCTCCTGCGCCTTTGCGTTCGGCACCGCCTCGCTCTCGGTGTAATACCAGAGATTGACCGTCAGCGCGATTTCACCGCTCTCCCATGATCCGGTGATCAGCTCATAGGTCAGCCACGGGAAAACCGCATCTTCCGGCACGTTGGAGGTCGGATAGGCCGGTAGGAATTGAGAAAACCACGCATGGAGCGCCTTGTCCTTTGTCATTTCGGCAGCTCCTTTCGCTCCGCGGTGAAGAATTTCAGCGCCCGGATCGTCGGGCCTGCCGACCGAGGCGCATCCCGTTCTTCCGGATTTGAGGTCACGCGGTAGGTGTTGCCGGTGGACGTGTCGCGGAAATAGTCGTTATACTCGATGGGAACGCTCTGATTAACCAGCGCGGAATACACCGAGGTCACACCCTCTTTTTCGGCTCTGCGGGCCTCCATCGAGGTGTCGAGCGCCTGGTAGTTGAGAAATTCCGCGCCCTCGGCCCATGCGACGATGTAGCCGCCTGCGCCGTCCGGCGTTCGCGTCTTTTCCATCAGCACGCATTTGCTTGCGAAATCTTCGAGTAAACTCACGGTTCCACCCCCTTGAGCTTTCGCCAGTCGTTTAACCGGCTTCTAAAAGCGTCATGCCAGCCGTTTAACGTGCCGCTGTCGTTTCCCGCGCTGCGTTTGGTGTAGGAGTAGCCCCCAAAGCTCTCGCTTTGATACGGGCTTGCAACGGCCTCTCCGTTCTTCTCCTGCCACGCCTCGATCTCAACCGAAAGATCGATTACGGCTTTCGGCACGGCAAGCGCCCACACAGAGCCGGTAAACGTCTCGTCCGTTAAATCGACCGCCGGATATTGATGCAGGCCATCGTTAAACACGGAGCCGCAGATGCGGAAATATTGATTGGTCAGGAGAAAGGGCAGCGTAATGCTGCCATTCTCCACGGTGAACGTGCCCTCGCGAATCTCCACAAGGAACCAGTTGTTCAAGTGCCGTAAGACCTGCTCAAGCATTACGCCGCCCTCCTATCAGGTTTTTGCCGTTACGTCAGCACTGCCGGACTTAAGCGCATGATAGTTGCCGTCGCACTCAACAACGGTCACCTTCTGGCCGGTCGCAATGGTCAGGTCGCTCTTGCCGTCCCAATCGTTCCAACCGGCGACGTTGTCGCCGTAAGCGACGGTCGCGGCAGAGGCGCCGGACGTGTACTTATACTTGTTGCCCGCGGCAGCCTTTGCCGGAGACACGGTCAGCTTAGTATCGCCGCTCTTGGAGCCAGAGGCAGAGGCGACCGTCAAAGAGCCAAGCGCGCCGTTGTCGATGGTACCAACGACCACGCCGTCAATGCGCTCAGCAAACAGCTCCATGCCGTTAATGACGGTGTCCGATGCGGTCATGTTGGTGTAATCAGGCTCCTCATGGATGCCGATGTAGCCGGTCGCGTCGGTGGTAAAGGTGAAGACCTCCTGCAGATCGGCACCGTTGACGGGGATGTAGTAGAGGACAATGTTGTCCTTTGCCGTGGCGTAAATCTTGCCCTTCGGAACGCTGGCGTTCATGATGAGCGTGCCGAGGCCGAGGAAGTTTTCGACGTAGCTCATGCCGAACGCGGTCTGCACGGTGATGTTGGCCGTAGACAGGTAATCCGCAACATCCAGCGGATTCATGAAGTAGACCGCGCCGATCTCGTCGTCCTCGAAAAGAACCTGCAGATTGCCCCATGCCTGCGCAAGGACAGTCTGGAAGTTCTTACCGCTCACCGCGCCGGTGCCGGTCGAGAGGAAGTCAAAGAAGCTCTTGCGGATGCCCTTCTGCACGTCCTTGAGCATTTCGTCGGTGGTCATCTCCACCGCCTGATCGTAGCCGCGGTCGGTGATCGCCTCGGCAGAGGTGGCCTTGCGCCACTTCTTGAGCGTGATCTCCTTGTAGTTCACGGCCTCGGTCTTGTAGTGGGAAAGGGGAATGGTGTCACCCTCGGCCACAACGCCGCTCTCGAGCGTGCCGGTCGCCTTGTAGCTCTTAAGCACAGTGCCGGCCTGCTTGGCGATCTTACGGGTCACACCCAGGGCCTCCATCAGATTCTTGATGGAGTAGCCGAACATTTCGGTAAATTCGATCTCGCGCACGCGGGCGAGGTCATTTTTCTTGATCAGATTGGTTTCAGCAGCCATAATTAGCCTCCGTTCTTATTTTCAAAAAGATTGATGTTTGCAGCGATTGCCGCGCGGCGCTCCGCTCTGTCCTTGATTTGCATGATCTGGTCTTTAGTCATTGCGCCGCCGCCGGTGTTTGCCGGGGGATTGGCGGGATTCGCGCCCTTTGTCTGCGTGGTGGAGACAAGCCCCTTGTAGGTGCCGTCTACGAGCGCATCAAGGGCCTTGGTGTCCCTGATTTTCTCGCCGTCCAGCTCCAATGCGGCCATTTCCTCGCCGCAGCCGCGCATAGCAAGGTCCAAATTCGCGCCGGTGATGTTTTTGCTCTCAAAGTAAGCCCGGACAGCTTTTTCCTTCGCCGCCTTGCTTTCCTTTGCCGTGATGTCGGTCTTAAAGGCTTCAAAGGCCGAGTGTTCCTTCTCGTACTTCTCCTTGTAACCGCCGTCACCTGCCGCCTTGAGGTCGTCCAACTGCTTCTGGACGCCGGGCAGCTTCTCCGCGTCCGCCTTGTACTTTGTGAGATCGTCCTTGAGGGGGTCAACCACGCCCAGATGCAGCGCAACCAAGCGATTCTCAATCTCTTCGGTGCAAGCCTCGCCGAGAATATTTCTGATTTCCGCTCTCGTAAATTTCGCCATGTTATTCATTCTCCTTTTCCTTGGCCCCAATTCTTCGGGGGCGAACGTTGTATAAAAACCGCTGTGCTTCGCGGGTTTTACCAAAAGGAAAAGAGCCAACCTGTAAGAAATCCTTACAAGTTGGCTCCTATTGCCCTTTCCCGCGCCCTATTGCGCGGGAGTGCTGTATTTGATTGTTTTCTTGACCTCTAAGACGATGTACCCGTCGCCTTTTCGGCGTATTTCAGCATCGTTGCCTCGCTTGATAATGGCTTCAATAGCCTTGATGGTTTCGTTATCCATTTTTCAGCTCGCTTTCCAGAATGTCCCGATACTGTGCAGCATGATCGGCGGCAGCGGGTTTTAAAAACGGCTGTGCCTTGTTGCCTCGTGTGTAATGCCAATTCCCCTTCGCGTCCTGGTACACCCACGGTGTAGGCCGTCCGCCGCCGCCTTCGGCATAAATGCCCGTGCCTAATTCAACGTACGCGCCGTACTCGGAATCCGTGCCGATAATTGCCGCCGGTTCCTGCTCGTCTACCACATGAGTAATGCTGTTGCGCAGATTGCCAGTGTCAACGGGGCACAGCTTTTTCGCATATCCCTCTGCCACCAGACCGATCTTTTCCAGCCCGCGCAGCAGTGCCGCCTTGATTTCGGCGGAAATCTCTTTGCTGTTATCTTGAATTTCAACGTTCATACGTTACCCCTTAATGAATGGTTCATTATCAATCCATCCATCTGCAATGAGCTGCAAAACTATCTCGCATTGCTCTTTTGATTTTCCCGTTGCAGTTTTAGCGATGCCAACAATACGCCGATTCTCAATAATCAGATCATCCCAGTTCTGCAATCCGTGAGAAATGAATTTGATGTATTTCCTGTAAGCGTTTTTTGCCTTCGGTGTAGCCGATTTTCCAATTTCCACAAAATCCCCAATAGAAAAACCAGATGTTGGGTCTTTCACAAACTCCGCAAACATCGGGAGCCAGTCAAGCACCGTCTCTTTCATTGCGAAACAACCTCCAATTTCATATATCGTTCGGGGACTTCTTTCTCCACAAACTCTCTTGATTTTAAGTCGAAAATGCTTTTTTTGACAGTTCTTTCCCCCGCATCAAGGACTTTATATGTCGTTCCTCTGTCTATAAGAAATTCAAATTCCGCAGGGTTGTCTGCCATTTTGTAAATATAAGCGCCGCGTGTTG